AAAATATGAAGAAAATTCAAATTGTAAAATTGAATGGGTTGATTCTTATGGAGTTACTTCATGTTGGAATGAATTGAGTGATATAGATTTAGGGTATGTCAAATGCACCTCTTTTGGCATTATTTTAAAACAAAACGATGATGCTGTTTTGTTAGTTTCTCATATTGGGAAAAGTAAACAAAATGATTTCGATCAATATTGCGGAGCTATGACAATTCCAAAATGTAGTATAATTTCGGTTAAATATTTAAAAGTATTACAATAAAGGTTTTGGATATTATGCCAGATCAACAAATAGAAATTAGTAATAACCAAACAGATTCTTCTAAAAAAGGAGAAATAACTTCCAAAAAAATAATGGAAGATTTACTTCGTGCTTATCGAAAAAAACAAAAATGGATTAAAGCTGCAACTAAAGATTTTGAGATGTTTCTTGGAAAACAATGGAACGATGAAGACATAAGAAGACTTGAGGAAATTGGTGTTAAAGCTTTAACTATTAATAAAATTCAAGCTAATATTTTTCTTTTATCTGGTATTCAAAGACAAAATCGTTCTGATTTTGTGGCATTTCCTGAAGGTGAAGAGGATGGGATTTCGGCTGAAATTGCAACCAAATTACTTAAAAATTTAATGAAACAAACTATGGGGGAACATCGTCTTTCAGAAGAATTTGAAGACGGTATTATTTGCGGTGAAGGTTGGTTAGAACCTCATATTGATTACACGTATGATCTTGTTCACGGTGAGATGAAACTTAAAAAAATAAGTGCTTTTTGTATATTTGCAGATCCTAAATCCGAAGAATACGACGGTTCAGATGGCAGATATATGATTAAAATTAAAAAAGATTTGAGTCGTGACCAATTAGACGAATTGTTTCCAGATAAATTTAAAGAATTAGACATGATTGGAAATGGTAAAGTTGATTTAGAAAATTCTCTTGGAAGTGATGTTAAGGTTGATGGAGAAGGAGATTATGAGACAGCTGAAAAGAATTTATTGGAAAATGAGGGTTTTGAAGAAAAAACTTATGATTTAATTGAATATTATTATAAAAAACCTGTTAAAAAGTTTGTAGTTATTGATTTAGAATCAGGAAATATTGAAGAATTTAAAAATAAAAAAGAGGCAAATGAAGCAATTAATGCGATAGAAGATCAATTGAACCAAAGCGGTTTATCTATGGATCAGGTAAGATTAGTCGAAAGAATGATCCCAGAGATATGGATTGCTCGTATGATAGGGAATAAGCATGTTATGTCAGATGAGATTTCTTGGACATATCCTCGTTGGAGAGGTTTTCCTTTTATTCCATTTAAAGCCCACTGGATTAATGTTGATATAAAAGATACAGATTTATTGACTCAAGGTTATGTTCGATCTGGAATTGATTTACAAATCGAACTCAACAAACGAAGAACTCAAGAATTACGGCATTTGAATCAATCGGCAAATAGTGGCTGGTTAATTGCAGAGGATTCTTGGTCAGATAGAAAGTTAGTTGAAGATTTCGGTTCGACTCCGGGTATAACTTTAGAATATGATCCTAATTTGCCTAAACCAGAAAGAATTAATCCGACTCCACTTTCTCAAGGTCACGCTCAACTTGCTGCAGAAAATACTCAAGATATGAAAGAGGTATTTGGAATTAATTCTGATCTTCTTTCAACTTCTGAAAGCAGTCAATCAGGTAGAGCTATTCGTTTAAGACAACAACAAGGATTTACAATGATCCAAAAAGTCTTGGATAATTTTTCTCTTACAAAAAAAATTTTAGGACGATTTCTTTTGTCGACCTTAGGTGAAGTTTATACGATTGAAAAAACAAAAAAGGTTTTAGGTGAAGCATTTATTCAACAAAATTTTACAGTTGAAAATGTTGTTGATAATCATATGGACGAAGAAAGCGGTCAAATGGTTAATGATGTTGAAAAATCAATCGATGAGGAAGCACTTGAAAGTACGATTGCTCAAGTGTTAGACGATACTCAATTTGGTAAATTTGATGTGAATGTCGGTGAGGGTGAAAATTCAGAAACGACAAGAATATCTAATTTTTTAATGTTGAAAGATTTAGCTGAGTTAAATATTCCAATTCCACCAGGCATCATAATTGAAGAAAGTTTATTAAGTTCTGGGAGTAAAGAGAAGATCAAAGCTTCAATTGAAATAGCCCAAAATGTTCAACAGGGGCAAGTACAATAAAGGAGATAAGAAAAGTGGAAAATAAGAAACAAAAAAAGGTTAAACAACAAGAAGAAAATGACATTTTTGGGGAAGAAGAAGAAGTCAAATATCAAGCTTCAGATGTTTTTACTTTAGATGATGTAGGATTAAAAAAAACCAAAGATCTCGAAAATCAAGTCAAAGATCTCAAAAATCAAGTCAAAGATCTCGAAAATCAAGTCAAAGATCATGATAAAGAAGAGAAATTAATTTTCAAAGTAACTAAGACTGAAGTTGTTATCAATCTTGAAAAAGCGATTGGTGATATTGGACAATTTGTTGATTCCAAAAACAAATTTGTTGCTATCAAGAAAATTGAAGTAGCAATTAATCTGATAAATCAGAAATAAGGAGTTAGAACATGGATAATGAAATGATCGATGTTTCAAAAGTCGAAGAAGTCGTTGATACAAACGAATTAGATGTTTTTACTTTAGATCAAGCTAAAAAAGAAGGAATTTCACCTCAAGAAATTAAGATGGGATTAGGATCTGGAGTTATTGTTGATAAAAAAGAAGTTGAAGAAGTCGAAGAAGTTGAAGAAGTCGAAGAAGTCGAAGATCCTGAAAAAGAATTAAATCGTATCGTTGAAGATGTTAATGAAGGAAAAGACTTATCTGATGAAGATGAGCAGCGAGTTCACAAAGATCTTTCTAAAGAAGCGAAAGGTTTTTATTTTAGATCTAAAAAAGAAAAAAAAATAAGACAATCGGCACAACAGCATAATGAGTTGATTCAAAAATCTCTTGAGGCAATTCAAAACGAAAATGAGATTTTGAAAAAACAATTAGTTGAATATAGTAATCAACAAAATCTTGTTCAGCTTTGATTGAAGATATTGGAGCTAAAGAGACAGTTAAAAATCAAGATTTTCCTCAAATTGTCAATTTTGTAACTGAGTTAGCTACTCAAGATACAACAGGTAAAATTATACAAAACATAGATAAAAGAGCATCGCTGGTTGGAACCGATCCTGAAGCTGAACAAGATTTTCTTGATTATATTTATCGAGTTGCTCGTACACATACACAATTTAATGATATTGGGAAAACTTTTGATAAAAACAAAATTGAGCGTGCTGAAAAAGCAAATAAAAACGCATCAAAGACGAAATCAAGTGCTTCGATACCGAGTGGTGGCGGTCGAAAATTAATTAGTGAAGATGATTTAACTCCTGAAGAAGGGGCCATGTTGACTAAAGAACAATGGATTAAGCTTAGGCCTGAAACAACAAAAAGGCTTTCAATGGGTTAAATTTAATACGGGAGAATAGGAAACATGAATACACAAAGCATTCCCGCTCTAAGGCCGGAAATTTGGCAAAAGGAGCTTTACAAGGACGTAATTGACAATCTGTTTTTTGCAAATAAAAACATGATTGGGAAAGATACTAACAACATTATTCAAATTAAAGATGAGTTGGCAAAAGAAGAAGGTGATGCTATTACCTTTGGACTTTCTGGTAAACTTTCTGGAGAAGGTGTTGATGGAGACGATGAGCTTGAAGGTCAAGAAGAAGAAATTTCTTCGTATGCCGAACAAGTCACCATTGATCAAAAACGATTCGGTGTTAAACTTAAAGGAAAGTTAGATAGTCAAAGTGCAGCCTATGACATGAGATCTGATGCTAAAGAAAAACTCGCTATTCGTTTGTCTGAGTTTATTGAACGTCAGTATTTTATCAAGTTGGCGGGAATAACCTCCGTTGATCTTCAAGATGTCAACGGTACAGTTTATTCTGCTAGTGCCACATGGAGTAATTCTGCTCCGATTGTACCAGCTGCAGATGAAGCTGCGGGTACTGGAGATCGTTATTTGTGTGCTGATTCTGACGGATTAGATTCTTTAGCTGCAACCGATGTAATGACTCTTGATCTTATTACAAGAATTAAAGTTAAAGCTCAATTATCATCTCCTAAAATTCGTCCTCTTAAAATTGGTGGAGAAAATATTTGGGTGTTATTTCTTCATCCATGGCAAGTCGCAGACCTTAAAGCTGCTTCAGGAAATTGGAGTCTCATTCAGAGAGATGCCGAAATTCGAGGTAAAAACAATCCGATTTTTAGTGGTGCTTTAGGATTCTATAATGGTGTACTTTTACATGAGCACGAGTATGTTCCTGTTTGTCAAGCTAGTTCTGATTTTAGTCCTGGAGCAACTGCAGCTGGAGCTCAAGCATTCCGTGCGCTTCTTTGTGGTCGTCAAGCAGGAGTTATGGCTGAAACTAAGTTTTCTAAGTTTTTTGTTGAAGAGCCTTTTGATTTCAAAAATAAGGTCGGTTATGCAACAGGAATGATTGGCGGTATTCAAAAACCAGCATTTAATAGCTTAGATTACGGAGTTATTGCACTTGATACTGGGGCGACAGCACTTTAATATTGGTGTTGTTTTTTTTTTAATTTAAAACTTAAATTAAGGAGAGTTAGACATGGGAGCAATTACAGGAACCAAAGTCGCTGATACAGTATTTGCAGGGAATCGTAAAATTATTACGATTACTGCACCTGTTGCGTCAGCATCTGATACAATTACCTTAACAGAGGCTACTCACGGTATTAAAGCTATTATCGGACTTGTAGGGGCTGTCATTACAGGTGGACTTGATGCCGCATTTACAGGGATTCAGGTTAGTTTTTCTGGTTTGGTGATTACAGTTGTTTCAGTAGAGCAAGATGGAACTGCTTCTACTGAGTGGACTGGAACAACTGTTGAAATTGGTGTTATTGGTTCAACTCAATAATCATGGATATAATGAGACAGATAGAAATTATCTGTCTCATATCCTAACGTTGGAAATGGTGATATGACACGATTAGAATTTTTATCTTATGTAAAAAATGATTTTAAGAGAACCGATAAAGATTCTGAAATTTATGAAGCTTTAAATGATACTTTATATGATTTAACAACAGATCATGATTTTCATGTTCAACAAACAGAGCTATCAATTTCTCTTATTAATGATACTTATGAGTATTCGCTGACATCTTATTCGATGAGTATGTTGTTGGGTCCTATAATTTATAGAGATGCAACAGGTGATGCTCAAGACTTGATAAAACTTACTAAACCAAAATTCGATACTTTATTTCCAGATTTAACTACTACTGATTTTGATAACGATGAACCAGATTATTATAGTGTTTATGGAAACGCTGTTTTTATTGCACCGTTTCCTACGATAGTGACAACAGAAACCCTCCTTGTGCCTATTTCAACCATTGCTATAAAATTAACTGATGATTCTGACACTCCTACTTTTGAAGATCAATGGAGAGAGGTTATTAAATTTGGAGTTCTTTGGAGAGTATGGAAACAG